AGACATGAGCGCCCTCTCGTTTCATGCACACATGGCAGTTCACGAGTTTCTTTATCTAGGTTTGGGCGACCAGGTTGGTCTGGCCGCACGATTGCGACGGCATATCCTAGTTGTTCTGCTAGCAACCCATCCTTTGTTGTTTCACAGGATGCAAGCACAGATATATCGCCCCATGCTTCTTTTGGTATTTCCCTCCAGTTATGGGTGAACGTAAAAACAGGCATGTCTGCCTTACTTGAAAAAATTTCAGCGGCTTCCGCCAGCTTTCTTGCGTGATCTTCGTCTGCTGCGTCTCCAATCACATGAAGCCTAAGAGGCCGCATTCCGGAAAGCTGCTTGATTTGCCGTACCTCCTGATCGGCAACTTCTTTAGGGTCTATTTCTCTCGCTTTATCGGGCCTGTTCCAACTCACCGGACCTGACTCGCCATAACAACCGTTATTTAGGAAAGCACAGCGAGGACTGCATGTTGTCTGGCTTATGTATGTGGCCGAACAACCTTCAATTTTTGCTGCGCGTGTTATTTCTATTGCCTTAGAGCCGGGAGAGCGCGTTGGGTTTTTGACCATTGCGAGGGCTTTGTTCCACCTTCGTTTTTTTCTGGCCATTAAATCATTCCCGCCGCCCGAAGCTTTGACGGGTATCCGTTGGGGCATGTTCCATCCGCCTCCAGCGTGCATTGGCATGGCCCGATACATTCGTCGTGTTCGATGTCGAAGATTACATTTCTGACGTGCCTTTCATCTACGAAGCCAGACACTGTCGTTTTTGATCCGTCGCCCAGATTTACAGTCACTGAGTATTCGAATTGAGTTTCCATTGTTTTGCCCTTTTGATAGTTGTTTGTTTATCTCGTTTAGTGTTGAGATTATCCGCGACAAGTCTTCTTGGTTAATTTGTTGTTTCCCAGCCTCGAAGATATGCCCGTCCTCTGTTTTTTTAAGTAGCGATAGGTGACATATTACCTCCCCATGTATGTTGGATATGGTCACGTTCAGGTGTCTTGGCATTGGCTCTCCTCTAGTTTTTCGAGTTCCCAGAAGCCGTAGTCAAACATTCCGTCTTTGTGGACGCCGAACCAATATCCTTTTGGTGCGCAGTCGTGCAGAGCGCCTATTAATTCTTCGATAACTTCTACGCACTCTTCTGAGGTCCACCAGGGGCTTTGGTCGTTGTCCCAGATGTAGTCAGGTATTGTGTGGTCATAGCCTCCTCTTATTTGTCGGTAAATGTGGTCAGCAAGCTTCCAGTGTTCGCCTTTTGCTTTTGCGATTTTCGCCAGCGTGTCTAAGAAGACAGGCAGGATGTCTTGCGATCGCGATGTGCCGTATGAGACTGTGCCGCCTTCATCGTATGGGTGTGTGTTTTCTTCGTTCATTCTTCCTCCTTCCATGCTTTCTTGCATTCCCGTGATGCCGCCGAGAATGCCTTGGACATACGTTTCAGGTCGTGATGGTCAATGTGGTACTGAACCTGTGCCCCTCCGATTCCTGAGCTGGTGAATGTCAAAAGAACCGACTGGCGTCGTTTCCCAAAGGCGTCTTCAGCGGGTTTGAAGCATGTGATGCTAAGGTCTGTCAGTGCTTCTTCGAGCGTTACGAGAGCTCGTGATTGTATTTCTATTTTCATTGTTTTTTCCTAGTTGGGCGGCTCGAGTTTTTCGGTTAGGTCTAGCAGCGCACTTGCGATGACGTTTCGCAATTGCGGCAAGTCTCGTTTCTCGGCTTCAAGCATGACTAGCGCTGCTGCGGCCATTTTCAGCACTACTGCGGAGCGTGACTCGACTTTCTTCCATAGAATTGCCACCGCCATGCTGTGAAGCGCTTCTGTTGTTGCGCTTTTGATGTCGTTGGAAATGCTTTCCGGAACAATTTCGCTCGCCATTTTTTGGACTGTATTGATTAGTTCGTTTTCGTCCATTTCGTTAAAGTCGTGCGTTACTAATTTAAGGTGTTTTTTGTCGTTCATTGTTTTGTCCTGTTGTTGTGTTTCATATGTTTGCTCCAAGTGCCCTCCTTAGTTTCTTTACCCAAATTGGAGCCGAATTTAGGGTGTATGACTCGCCGAGGTTGTTCAGCAAGAGTGTTAGTGCCATCTCATTTCCGATGGCTGCTGCTGTTGGGGGCGGCACTGCGTTGCCTATTCTTTGTCGCCATCTTGTATGGCTGTTTGTCGCAAGTTCCAGGTCGCTTGGGAATCCCTGAAGTATTGCGAGTTCGTATGTTGTCAGGGGCCTGTGCCATGTCTCGTCTTGGCTGATGATCATCATTTCGTCTTGAATGTTCATCCATCTTGGGTCGGCTATTGAGAATTTGCCGCAGTCGTATTTGGCCCTTCCTGTTACGGTTGATGAGATTGCCCCCCATGGATTGACCCCGTAGTGTCCTCCGTTGGCGAAGTTCTTTTTATTGTTTATGTGGCTCGGCCATCTTGGGTCTGCGATTTCACAGGCGCCCTGATGTGTGTCGGAGCGTGCCAGTACACACCCTGATGATTCATTCCATCCTGTGATTCTGTAACGACCGTTTCCTTCTCTGCTTCCTGTTGGGCGCGGATCGCCCATGTTTATGCCTGTTGTATGGTTGCCATCTCGTTTGATAATTCTCAGGATTTCAGCTTCTCCGCTTTTGTCCCAGCTCGGGTTCAGGATTGGCGTAGGTTCTAGTTTGTAGTCAGTCAGGACTCCCGCTTCTACATTCAGGTCTTTTAGTGATCTCCAGTCTTTTCCTGCTTCGATTAGAGCGAGCCTGATCCATGTTTTTCGCGTTAATCTTGGAACGACATGCATTGGAGAATGCGAACCCGGAAGCGGTTCTTCTTTGAGTGTTTCGCCGATTGTTCGCAGCCTCCGTTTTGGGGGCTCATAAAGGAATGGGGGAACTTTGCTCGTGTGCCTTGCTACGAGTAAGAATCTTTTTCTGCTTTGTGCGAGCCCTCCCAGCTCTCCGCAGTCATGGGTCGTGTGGGCAACCGCATATCCGTGCGCTCTTAATGTGGAGTCGATTACTTCGAGAAAGTCTTTTCCTCTGCTTTTTATTCGTGGAACATTCTCAAAGATAATTAAGCTCGGTGGGTCGTCTTTGAATGCTGCCAAAGAAAGCATCAGTCCCCGTACTGTAAGGTTGTTTAGCGCCTGGTATTTCTCTGTTGCTGCGTATTTCTTGTTTAGAAGCCCACTGAACCCCTTGCATGGTGGCGACATTGCAAGAATGTCTGGGCATTCTCCGTTTGCTGCGGCGAGAATGTTCTCCGCTGTTGCTTTTTGCCAGAACATTGGCGGCGGTTGTCCGTGGAATTTTTCGTAGTCGTATTCATCAAACAGATCTAAGCATGTGCCTTTGGTTCCGGTTAGCTTGGTGAAGTCTCGGACTGCGTATGGATCAGAGTCTACTCCTCCGATACACCTTAGTCGTGCAGTTGCTGTCCCAACCCTTGCGTGGCCTTTTGACAGGCCATAGCTAAGGCCTCCTCCTCCGGCGAATAGACAGAAGTGACTGAAGGTTTTTTCGTTACCAATGATATTCAATTCTTTCTCCTGATGTTGTCGCCACCGCGATTTTGCGAGTCGGTGCGTGGCAGGATCGTCCGATTCTGTTTGTTTTGAGGTTCAGAAGTCTGTACCTCATTGACTTGCCTTGCTTTACAATCTCGACCACTTGGTATTTCTGTCCTTTGATTGTGACGAACTTCGCCATCGGGACAGTTCCGATGTAGTGCTTAGAGGCTTCTGTTTGTTTGAAGATCATTGTCTTGCGCCTTTTAGTATGTGAATTCTTTAACCGGCCAAAACCTTAGCCTGTTCCTTGATGGTCGTCCTTTTAGGGCACGGAAGAGGTCTTCCGCGTCCAATGCGAATTTTTCTCTGCATATCTCCGCAAGCTCTTTTTTCTTTTGCTTTTCAGCCCTTGCTCCCCAATCTCGTTTGTACATCTGAATTCTTCGTGCATCGTCTCTTGGCATCGGCATTGCTGTTCTCCGTTTTTTATGTTCTGACGTAAGTCTGACTTAGGTTCATGACGTGCTTTTTGAGCCAGTCTAGTTGTTGGTATCTGTTCATTTTTTCTGCTTCTGGTTTAAGCGTCAGTCGGGCTGCTTTGTGCCAGTACATTCTTGTTGTCAGTCGCTCCCAAGTTTCGTTGTTGGGATCGTCAATGAACTCTTGGTATGCCGCGTTCATAAGGAATTTGATGTCGTTTTTCAGACTTTGGTTGTTGTCCATGGTTGTGTCCTTCTAGTGTGTTGTTATGGGGCCTTGGAACGCCCTGTATAGCTGTATGTAGCCTGTGTTTGCCTTCGTAAGCAGTTGAGGCGTCCATATTACTTTTGACGGGTTGTAGAGCTCAGGATTGTCATCAATTAGTCCCATTTTGACGCTTGCCGTGTAGTAGCGCCTGAGCATTGTTAGTCCTCCCTGTATTTGTTTGTCTGGTGACATTAGATCGCACCCTCCTACAGCCATGAGCAGTGCGAGCCAAATGACGTTTTCTGCCGTTTCTTTGTTTGGATAACCGCTATGGAAGTGCATGATTTCAGCCATTTTGGGTGCGGCACTAATCCATGCGTCGGTGCTTTTGTTCATCGCTCCTCATTGAGCTGCTTTGCCAGGTTCCTTTCAGCTTGGCTTCGCAGTTGACGTATTAGGTCCTTGTGAAGCTTAGACCTTGTTTTGTTGTTGACGTTTGTTGTCAGCCCGATGAACCGTTTGAGGTCAGAAAGCTTGATTTGCTGTCTTTTCCCGTCTTTCTCAGGAACAGAGATTAATGGCGCTCCTGAGAGAGCGTACATTTCGTATCTGATCCAAAGTTCCTTTACGTTTCGTTTGGTTACCTCGGAAATTCCCGTTGCCATTGAGGTGTAGATCACAGCCCAAGTTGCTGGCCACATTTCATCTGATTCGAGAACTTCTTTGTCTTTGCACTTATCTAGACTCCAAGCCAATGGCATGTCAGACCTCCCTTTGTTGTTGTCTTTTTTTCTTTAATTCCGCCTCAATCATCTCCCCTCTCTCCAATTCCGCGTCAATGACTGCAATGGCCGCAACAAATAGTACGTTCAGCTCTGGATCTTCGTCCTCATCAATGTATGACTCGATTGTGTTCCTCAGCATTTGTATTTCATCCCGGTCTGCGTAGAAAAGTGTTGTGAAAGCCAGCAGTCCGTTAAGTATTTCAGCGTGTTTTAGGTCTGCGTATGTGTATTTTCTGTTCATTTTTCTTCCTTTTTCTTTAATTCCGCGTCAATGATCTTTTGGCTCTCTGTTTCCGCGTCAAGGACTGCAAGCTGAGAGTTAACGAGGGCCAGCGCGCAACGCAGTAATGGGTCGAGTTCTGGCTCTACGTAGTCTGATATGTACTGCTCGAGTGTGTTGCGTAGTTTGATCACTTCGTTTCGTTTGGACCAGGTCCCGTGGCGAAGGTTTGCGAAAGCCATCAGTCCGCTAAGCATTGCGGCGCTTCCCAAGTCTGCGAGTGTGTATTGTTCGTTCATTTTTTTTCCTTAGATTAGGTGTGTGGTTATCTCGTTCGATCTGTTCCAGTCACTATCTCGTTCGATCGTCACTAGTTGAGCCGCCCGACGGGGAGCCGCGAA